CTTGCGACTTGTTAATTATGGAAGCGGCTACGGTTTTACTACCTTGAACGAAACCCTCGTGTCCGCCCTTGGGTCGAAAGTCTAGCTCGGCAGTGATCTTAGCTCGAGCAAATTTACCCGACATATCAAACCAGTCAGATCGTGCATGGAACGACTCATTCCGTCGGAATCCAAAATGTAGAGCTAGCCCTAGAAGAACATACAGATCTCCGTCGGATTGCTGCCAGAGCTCGAACGTATCCTCAATCAGTTTCATGGGGGGTAAGCGGTACTGTTTCTTTAACCCCTTGTAGTTCTCCAGACCCTTGATTTCATCGACGAAAGATAAATCGTACCCGTCGTATATTCGGGGTCTTGTGAACAAAGCTTTGAGCTGCCTTGCCTTGCTATTGATCGTCCTCTGACGGCTCTTGATTGCCCCCTGGTCGGTCAATCCCTCAAGCTGGAGCTTTCTGTACTTGTTGAAAAACTGGAAGGTGAGACGATCCATCTCGAAATCATCCACGTTCTTCTTCTTGGTAACCTTGCGAACTACCGCTCGCAACGAATCGCAATAGTCTTTTGCGGTGCTCTCAGCTAGCCCAGCGGCAACGCGATTTTCCTCGAATCGATCGAGAATCTGTCGAAGGGTAGGGACGGGGTCTTTTGATGTCGCGAATTTCTTGCGGTCGAACATCTCGATAACCTCCCTTAGTGGATAGAGTATGAGGTGACCTCGTATCTGATCTGCCAGATCCAGAGCCTCCCTTTTATCTAACCCTAGCGGGAAGTAGCGGGTCTTCCCGTCTACATTGCATTGATATGTCCAGGTACCTGCTTTGGATTTTCTATATATCCGGGTACCACGTTTCGATTTGGCACCTATTCGGCACCGAGGTGGTGTGTGGTTCATAGTATTATATGTAATACGTTTTTTCATTTTGTCTAGGGTTTTTGCAGAAACCCGTCATATAAGCCGCCTCAGCCCGTAATTTTGAATCCAGCGCGTCTACCAATTCCGCCATCCGGGCATCTTTTTGATTATTAACGACTTGACTAACGGGTCAAGCGATGTTATACGTGTAATACGGCATGATGGCACCTAATTGACACAGAGTCGAGCATAATTATGAAAGAGTGGTTAGAGGGACAAAAAAGAATTGAGAGTAACCTGATCGAGGCGGTCGGGATTCAAGCAAAGCAGATAGCGGATGATCTCGTACCTCAGGTGAGGCTCTGCGCTATGGAGAACGAAATGACGGCAGACATATTCCTGAAAGTCCATTTCGAGTTTAATGATGACAAAACGGAAGTCTGGTCTGAGGGGGCGGTTCAGTTCCCTCCGAAACAATCCGTGTCAGCACTGTTTGAGCTAAGCGATGTCGAAGATTCTGGAGAAGCTGGGACTGACAGCTGAGGAAGTCCGGGCGTCCTTCGGTGTAGATGAGCCGGAGAAGGACGAGCCTGAGAAGAACTACCTCTTCAGACAAGATCAACACAGAATGCGGCATCGTATGAAATTCTGGGACGGGATGGTGTACGCAAGATATCTTTCAGGGATGCACCCCTCGGCAATAGCTGGGTGTCTCGGAGTCTCGGAAGAGACCGTACGGGTTAGGCTTAGAAAGAACGGATTTTTCGCTAAGATTTGAACACTTCCCAGTTGTCTTTGAATCTAGCATATTTCGACTGCGACTTCTCGTAGCTCGGATAAAACCACATACTTACGCAGCCTTCAAGCTCTAGGCACGGGACCAAGTACCAGTTTTTAGTCGGAGCGATATAGCAAGCGACCACGTCTACTTTCGTGCAATCGATCGGAGTCTTGGAGGACTTACCCGTCCCCGCTATTATTTTGTAAGAGTCGTGGCTCTTTCCAGATTGTCTACTGTTAACGGAGGTCCCCTTGCATTGGACGCGGTATATAGTTCCGGCAGAATTTACTACCATGCAATCGACTGGCAAATCGTCTCCGGCGGGGATGAATAGATCCAACCCCCGATCAAGAGCTTGAGCGAAGAAGTTGTACTCCCAGGCAGTGCCTAAGGTCTTATTAGGAGATTTGCCAGCCATACTGAACCTTGGTTGATCGCTTAACCCATGAGAACCCCTTCGTCAGCATATGGCTTAAACCCCACCCTAACTTCTTTGGGGAAACCTCTTTCAATAAGATCCGATTAGCTTCGTTGGCGGACAAAACCACCATGAGCTCCGAACTCGTTCCCTCCCAAGTGTCCTCCTTTAAGGTTCTCCGGAACATCGACATAAGCTCGATGATGTGGGAGTAACGACTGTCAGCCTTGGCTCTCTCCTCGAGATCCTTGTTTATGTATGCCCGTACGCCAAAACGTACGTCCTTCCTCTCATCCGGAATCTCGTAAGCCTTTAGCCAAGCGGCGAAGGCCGGAAGCTCTGCCTGAATCTGCTGCTTAATACCGGGCTCGAAATCGAACCCGTCGTTGCATTTGAAAACCATGAGCTTATCTTTGATCGACATGTCCAGGTCGGGTAGTAGACGCATGGACACGGGGTCATCATTCAGGGTGCAACTTATCCTACCCCTCCAGAATACCCGTCCTGACTTCTTAAACTTGCCGTTGATCAAAAAGGTGTCGTTGGCTATGTGCTCCTTCAAACGGGCCGTGAAAGCCGTGTGCATGGCGCTGGAGGCCGTAGGAGCCTCATCGTCTACGAGCCACATGCCGTACTCAAAGAGATGATCAGTCCACTCTGATTTACCTGTTAAATAGTCGGAGGCCTTTATCCCGCCTCCAAAAAGGCCTCCGAGAACCACGGTATTATATAGAGTCTTACCGCAGTTTGGTGGACCGACTAAGAAGTGGGCATGACCCCGCTTGGGGCTTCCCTTGAGCGCGTTCTGGTATGAATGCGCCAGCCAGTCCATCTCATGCTTATACTGCTCCTCCCCGAGCATATGAGCCATCCACCTGTTAATAGTGGGGAAATCTTCCTCACTAACCTCCCCATCCATGGGAGTTATCGGTACAACCCGCGCCGTGTTGAAGTATGTCTTGTTCTCGTACTTCACTATAGGTGACTTGACGAAGCAGAAAGGTAGCCCTGCTTCGACTCGCTTAGCCGTGTTGATTTGAAATAGCGCTCTCTGAGCCTCCGATACATTCTCATTCCGTCCCTGACGAGAGGAGAGATCGTGCCGGCAGCGGAGGTCGAGAAGACACTCGTCCTTGGTATTGATAAAGAAACCGCCGGCTCCGTCTTGAACAAAGTAATTCCGTCCATCGTACCAGTAAGAATCGATAGCGGCTCCGATTCGCCCGACCTCGAACTCGCGAACGAAAGCGGGGGAGAGAACCTCGGCCCAGGTGTAGAAGCCTTTGGACATGTTGAATGCCTGCATCCCCGTATCCCGCACGATTGTAGAATTAGTGCTCCTGTGATCTCCGCCTGGATCCCAGAATGTCGGGCCTCGAGCGCCTTCTATAAATTCCCCAGGCCATCCATGATCGGGCCAGCATTTCTTAACCTCTTCGAATACCACATCGAGTGGTATCTCCGTGCCGTTGCTCCGAAAATCCGTGGACTTGGATTCCTCAAACTGCCAATAGAGCAGTTGCTCCTGAGGGACCTCGGCGTCGGGCACTACGGGACGCCAATCAAAACCGTGAAGCAGGTAGTGCTGCTTCTTGAAATTACCCTCATCAAAGCCAGCGATCATTCGCTCGAGCTTCATCTCCTTCATCAGGCGACGTAGGAATCGCTCGCGCCATTGATTTCCGTGAACGAAAACCGGCTCTTCAAAAAACCACACGGCGTGGACACCGCCGGAAAATGATCGGGAGATGTAGTTAACAGGGTAGGGGCCGTCGATCAGTTTCGTGACCGCCTTCTCGTAGTCATCATCGTCAAGATCGGTATCCCAGTCAGCGCACACCCCGTGCAGATACCTCATTGGGTTCTGCGAGCTCACCCGTCTGTTGGGGTCAAGCCCCTCGGCTGCTGAGTATGCTAGGTACTGAGTACTCGGCCTAGCGGCCCAATCCTTATATCTCCTGGCCCGCACATCAATGCTCGAGCCTTCAAATTCAGGTAGTTCAAAATCAAGATCCCAAGGTTTGTTCTTACTGACCTGCGACGCCGCCAGATTGGGTATTGAAAATAGATCCATAGTATAATATCTCCTCCATCACACGAACTGCTGACATCTCCAAGTCGGAGACATAACAGCTAATATTTTTAATTTCATGGTCGATCAATTCGAGTGGTATTCCCGCTTCAGATGAGTGGGTATCGACCATACCCAACTCCTGACCTGTGCGAGTTACCTTTATTATTTTCCCGCCTTTATCTCGGATCATCTCAGCTTCGTTTGGGAACCTGACATCATCGAGCACGATCATGTCATTAGGTTCTACTCGAGCTTCGATTGCCTTGACCCAGACATCCTCGCAAACCATGTTTCTCGCGAATTCGGTACCCAATAGCTGTAATAGCTCGCGTGGGCTTTTCCCTCCGAATCGCTCAAGTGGTTTCTCTTTGAGATCAATGTTGAATATCTCCTCCTTGGTCACGCCCATCGCCATGAGCATTTCCTTTAAGGGAGTGGCAAAGGACAGTGTCCGATAACCAAACTTGTCATTCAAGATTTCAGCGACTGTGCTCTTCCCAGAGCCTTTGCGTCCAGCTAGTCCTATAATCATTTGCAGTACTCCTTTGTTATGAAAGCCTCAGCCTCAAGCGGGACGTTCTTCATCCACTCCGGACCTTGGCTCATTAGCTCCTGTATGTCCGCCTTTGCATGCAGAGCGTAAGCATCCTCGACTTCCACGACCACTTCGTCATGGACGTGAAGGACAACACGAAATCCGGCATCGGCAATTTGGTTCATGCAGTAGGCAAAGCAATCCCGAGCCAGCGCTTGAATTGTATTCTGAAAGATGTTCGCCCCATAGGATTTTGTCCTGCGGATGCTACCTTTCTGGGTTGCAACGGTTACCCCGTCTGGCTCGTGGCGGCACCGGAAATACTTA